TTACCAGGGAAAACTTTTAGAAGCCCGTCAATCAGACTGGAAGGACGAGGCAGTTTTAATAATTTTAAGTTTGCCCATAGCAATTCTGGCCTGGGCAGTTGTATCGGATGATCCAACCGCTATGGACAAGGTAAAATTGTTTTTTGACATGTTCTCGGAGCTCCCAAAATGGTTCACAAATCTTTGGATCCTTGTCGTGGCGAGCATCTATGGTATAAAGGGAACACAAATATTTAAACAACACGGAGGAAAAAAATGAGACAAAACGGAGTAAGATCAAATGTTAGATTTTCAACTGGAAGTGGCATGAAAAAACAAAGTGCTAATGATAGACTTGATGAATCTTTAGGAGCAAGAAGAGGAAAAGAATCTACTAAATCACAAAGTTATAAATCTAGAAGAGATGAATCTAGAGGTGCTAAAGGAAAATAATGGCTTTACCAATAATAGGAGCAGTAGTAGGAATAGCGTTAAGAGGTTTTGGAAAAGCTCTTGCAAAAAGAGGAGCTAAAAAAGTTTCTAAAACTATTGATTCTGTTAAACCTAATGTTCCAAAAACAAAATTAGAAAAAGCTACAAGCAAATTAGCTATTGCAAAACACAAAGTAAAAGGATCTAAAGCAAAATTAGATCAAACTGTTTTTGAAATATCACAAAAATCTAAAGGTAAATAATGAAAAAATTTTGGGAAAAATTAATTGACAAAATATTTGGAAAAAGATGTAAGTGTGTGAATAAAAAAAGAGAAACAAAAACAATAATAGAATGCATTGATTGCGGAAAGGTAATGTCATGAAGAAAAAAATACCAGAAGGTAAAAAGGGTGCAGGTTTAAGAGCACTAAAATCAAAAGCTCCAGAAGTTGCAAAACGAATGGGTTATAAAAAAGGTGGTGGCCTTTATGCCAACATTCACGCCAAGCGTAAAAGAATCGCTGCAGGCAGTGGTGAGTCTATGAGAAAAGTTGGAGCTAAAGGTGCACCAACAGCAGCTAATTTTAAAAGAGCAGCAAAGACAGCAAAGAAATCGTAATGGACAAATCTAAAAAAGGTAAAGTAAAAAAAGTAATTAAAGGTTTAAAAAAAGCTTCTAAATTACATGCTGGTCAAGCTAAGATATTAAAAAAAGTAATTAATAAAAAATAATTTATGAGAATGCCTAATACCAAATATACGGGCAGCTTTATAAAAAAAGAAGCTCAAGGATCTTCAGGTCCAGTTAGTTTAAGTAACTCTGCTTCTAAAAAATATTATGGTAAAATGATTGACGCTCCAGGTTTTAAAAAAGGTGGAAGTCCAGCATGGACAAGAAAAGAAGGTAAGTCAGAATCTGGAGGCTTAAACCAAAAAGGTGTTGACTCTTATAAAAAAGCTAACCCCGGTTCTAAATTAAAAACTGCTGTTACAACTAAACCATCAAAATTAAAAAAAGGATCTAAAGCTGCTAAAAGGCGTAAATCGTTTTGCGCAAGGATGACCGGAATGCGTAAAAGACAAAAAGCCAGTAATAATACTGGGGATGATAGATTATCTAAATCACTTAGAAAGTGGAATTGCTAATGAAAAGAGCAATACTAGATGCACTAGCCGCAAGATACGAAGCACAAATAGCTGAAGCAGATGCAACAGTTAAAATATTTTTAGAAAATTCAGTAGGTATTGGAGAACATCCACAACACATTGATGAAGTAGATAAACAATTTGAAAAAATTGCAGCAGCAGAAGAAAAACTTAAAGTGCTGGAAGATTTTCGAGAACAACAAGGAGAAGAGTAATGGACGACATGACAATAGTAAGTAAGACACAAAAACTTTTAAAAGAAAGACTACAAAATATTGGAGATTCTATATTAGCCGGAGGGGTTGACAATATGGAAAAATACAAGTATTTAATAGGACAGGCACATGCCATACAATTAACACTACAGGATATCTCTAACCTGCTAAAACCTAAGGAGCAACAAGATGAGCAAGGAAACGTTATCGACATCGGAGAAGGAAGCACCAAAAATTAAACTGGCGCTTGAAGAAAAATACAAAGAAGAAGAAAAAAGATTACCTCCAGAACCAGAACCTTTAACTCCAGAAAATATTGGAACAGATACTGTTGATGAATTACCACAACCAGCAGGATATAGAATTTTAGTTTTACCATTTACTCCTAAGAATAAATCTGAAGGAGGAATTATATTTTCACAAGAAACTTTAGACAAAGCAAGAATTGCTACGACTTGTGGATATGTTTTAAAAATGGGACCATTAGCTTATAAAGACAAAGATAAGTTTGAAGAGCCTTGGTGTAAAAAAGGAGAATGGGTAATTTTTGCAAGATATGCAGGATCAAGATTACCTATTGAAGGTGGAGAAGTGAGAATACTAAACGATGATGAAGTGATAGGAACTGTAAAAGATCCCGAATCTCTTCTTCATTTTATTTAACCACATAGGAAGGAAACTATGCCAGAAGATATAAAACAATCAGAAGACTTAATTGATGTTGGCGAAACAGTAGGTGCTGATATTAATTTAGATGACAAAGGAGAACCTGAAAAAGTTGAAGCTCCTGTAGAAGAAAAAATAGAAGTTGAACAAGTACCTGAAGATAAAACTTATGAAAATGAGAAACAGGTTAAACTTAAAAAAGAAAAACCAGAAGATGAGTTACAAGACTATAGTGATAGCGTTCAAAAACGTATTTCTAAATTAACTCGTAAAATGAGAGAAGCAGAAAGACAAAGAGAAGAAGCTGTTCAATTTGCTCAAGCTGCTAAAATGGATAAAGATAGATTAGAAAAAAAACTTTCTACTTTAGACCAATCTTATGTTAATGAGTTTGAATCAAGAGTCACTACAAATATGGATGCCGCAAGACAATCATTAAAAGCATCTATTGAAGCTGGTGATGTAGATGGTCAAGTTGCAGCCCAAGAACAAATTGCTAAACTTGCACAAGACGCATCAAGATTAGGAGCATTAAAAAAACTTAATGAAGAGCAACCAAAACAAAGAGTTGTAGAACAGCCTTATCAAGCTCCTATACCTAGAAGAGCACAATCTGACCCTAAAGCTGAGGATTGGGCTAGTAAAAACACTTGGTTTGGCAGTGATTCAGCAATGACTCATACTGCTTTTGATCTTCATAAAAAATTGGTAGAAGAAGAGGGATATGATCCACAATCTGACGAATATTATAAGGAAGTTGACTCAAGAATAAGACTTGAATTTCCGCATAAGTTTGATAAGATAGATGGAACAACTACAGAAAGAGCAAAGCCTGCTCAAAATGTAGCTTCAGCTAGACGTTCAAGCTCAACAACAGGACGCAAAAAAACTGTGAGACTCTCGCCATCACAGGTAGCAATTGCTAAAAGATTAGGCGTGCCATTAGAAGACTATGCGAAACAATTAAATATCACGGAAGGAGTATAAGCATATGGAAAATGAAAAAATAAAAACTTCTCGTGCGAGTCAAAGTAGAGTAAAGGCAGAAGCGCCTAAAACTTGGACTCCACCCTCGTCACTAGATGCACCTGATGCCCCACCAGGCTTTAGGCACAGATGGATTAGATCTGAAACTATGGGTTTTGATGATACAAAAAACATGGCTGGAAAGTTACGATCCGGATGGGAATTAGTTAGAGCGGATGAATATCCAGAGTCTGACTATCCAACGCTTAAAGAAGGTAAACATGCAGGAGTTATCGGAGTAGGAGGCCTATTGCTGGCTAGGATACCAGAGGAAATCGCGAAATCTCGTGAAGTTTATTATAAGAAACAAGTAAACGACAGAGACGAAGCTATTAAAAACGATTTACTAAAGGATCAGCACCCAAGTATGCCGTTCAATCAAGAACGACAGACACGTGTAACTTTTGGTGGTACAAAGAAAGACTAATTATTTAGTAATTCCTATCCAACAAAATAAATTAAACCGTACTGGAGGCCCTTCGGGGCAGGTACATTAGTAAAGGAAAAACGACTATGGCAAATGATAGTACAGCTGGATACGGATGTAGAGCAGTAATGACTGTGGGTTCAACACCTGCAACTTCTGGTCAATCTGAATATAAGCTATATGATTACGCAGGTTCGGCTTTCAATACAATCTTTAAGGGTGACCCCGTTTCTTTAAATGCAGGAACTCAAGCAGCTGAAAAAGGTTATATTCAAGACGCAACTTACGATTCAACTGACGATGACAATAGTGGTGGAGCTGGTTGGCAAAATAGTGCTGACCCTCTATTAGTAGGTGTCTTTAATGGTGCTTTCTGGGTAGACTCAGGAACATCGAAACCAACATGGAGTAACTCAGTACCAAGTGGAACAAACTTTGGTGTTGATTACAACACAGGTTCAAGCGATGGATGTGCTTATGTATTGGATAACCCTAATCAGGAATTCAACATGAGAGCAAACGCTGCTTGGCAACAAAATGATGTTGGTCTTAACTATAACACAGGTGATAACGGAGCAACTGGTCTTAGTGGAATGTCTGACGAAAGACTTTCTATTGCAACAGTAGCAGCAACTTCAATGTTTACATTGGTAAGAGGCGCTAACATTCCGGGTCAAAACGATTACACAGCAGACGGCAGCGATGTCGTTGTTGTAATTGGTTCGGCTTCACACTTGTACAACTAATAGCGAATAAGGAGAAATAAACTATGGCTATATCAAGAGCACAACTCGTAAAAGAGTTAGAACCTGGTTTGAATGCTTTATTCGGACTAGAGTACAAACAATATGCTAATGAGCATTCTGAGATTTTCGATACAGAAACTTCAGACAGAGCTTTCGAAGAGGAAGTAATGTTATCTGGATTTGGAAATGCATCAGTTAAACCTGAAGGTCAAGGTGTATCATTCGACGATGCGCAAGAAACTTTCACAGCTCGTTACACAAACGAAACAATCGCGTTAGCGTTTGCAATCACAGAAGAAGCTATCGAAGATAACTTGTATGACAGACTTGCGTCTAGATATACAAAAGCGTTAGCAAGATCTATGGCAAACACTAAACAAGTTAAAGCAGCAGCAGTATTGAACAACGCGTTCAACGCAACTTTTGCTGGTGGTGATGGAGTAGAACTTTGTTCTGCAGTTCACCCTACGCTTTCAGGAACTTTCAGAAATGAATTAGCAACTTCTGCTGATTTAAATGAAACTTCTTTAGAGCAGTCTTTAATTGACATCGCAGCGT